GGGTCTTCGTTACGAAGCCAAGAAGAAAAAGCTACCGATGATCGATACTGTTAACAAATACTTGGATACCCAAGACTATTTGACTCCAGAGACCAGAGAAGAAGTAATGAACAACTGGAGACAAAGAGCTGCCAAGATCGGCGGCATCCCGAAGTTTTGATATATAATATCAGAATAAGGTAATACTTAAACTTTATGTCACAAGATAAGAAGACCTTGCGTTCGCAAGCGGACGAGATTAGGAACGAACTGGATAGTTTAATCGGTGAAGACGAATCCCTAGAGGGCATCGTAGATATCGATCCACAGCTGCCGGCCCAACAGATGCCAACCTTTAACTTCATGGAAGCTAAAGGCAGCGCAGATAAACAAGCTAAGAAAACAATCGATGCACTGATGCGCTTCTACTTGGACGCCGACATCATCGAACAAAACGAATACGTTAAGGCTAAAAAGAAGATGGACGAGATGACCATGAGTTCTCTTGTTTATCAGCTTCAAGCCGGAGAAAGAGCTCTGACAACGTTGCTTCAAACCATCGAAGATGGAGATTTGGCCCCAAGAATGTTTGAGGTGCTAGCAACTTTACAAAAGTCGATGCTTGATATCATTAAGTCACAGACCATGTATTTGATGGCAACCGAAGAGTCGATGAAGCGTATCGCAAGGGACTCTGAACTTTACCAGCAAAAGACCAATCGCCAGATCGAAGAGGAGGTCGGCGGTGGTTCTAAAGGTTCTTCGAACATTCAAAGAGGTACTAAAGATCTAATGGCGCAAATTCAAGCCGGTATCGTTGGTAATAATACTATTGAAGACGCAGAGATTGAAGACGAATCAATTGAATAATGGGCGACTACGTAGGAGATAACATTTGGATTCCTAAGGACGGCGACGAGACGGCTGCTTCCAAGTTAGTTTGGTCAACCAAAAAGGTTAATGACCTGGTAATTGCAATGGACCAGGGTTACAAGCCAAAAATTGCTATGCCGTTTTACGAAGGTAAGCAGTTTTTGCGCAAGGGTAACATCGTGTTTGAATATACCGAAGAGGAGATAACTGAATTGGCCCGATGTGCACACGACATCGTATACTTTGCGGAAAAGTACGCGGTAGTTATGACAGATGAGGGCATCAGAAGGGTTGCCCTACGAGATTATCAGAAGGACATGTTGAGAAACTTTCAAAACGAAAGATTCAACATTGTACTGGCTTCTCGTCAGATGGGTAAGACTGTAACAGCTTCGATCTTCAATGCTTGGTATCTAACGTTTCAAGTAGATAAGAACACTCTACTGCTCGCCAATAAATCTGATACGACTAAAGAAATCATCGATAAGGCCAAGACTGTAATTGAGAACTTGCCCTTCTTTATGAAACCCGGCATTGTTAAATACGACGTTATGAACGTGAAGTGTGACAACGGTTGTCGATTGGTTGGTCAGTCAACTACGGCCAAAGCCGGTATCGGTTTTACCATTCATACGCTGTTTCTGGACGAGTTTGCGCACATTCACCCTTCAATTGTAGATGCATTCTATGAAAACGTTTATCCAACGCTTTCAGCCTCTAAGGTTTCTAGAATTATCATCACATCAACACCGAACGGTTTCAACAAATTCTATGATATCTATTCTGCAGCCGAACGTGGAGAAAACGCGTATAAATCAATGCGCATTGACTGGTGGCAACATCCAGAAAGAGATGACTTGTGGTACAAAAGAGAACTTGGTAACTTAGGTTCGGAAGAAGCATTCAACCGTCAATACGGTAACGAGTTTGTATCTTCGTCAAACCTACTTTTCGACCCAGCGACCATGAAAAAATTGCGCAAGGGTATGGTTAGATACAAGTATGAGGATCTTGAAGACTTTGAGAACATTAACATGGACTTGAAGAGCTACTTGTGGTTCAGACCGGATGTCGACGTTGATGATCTACACGATGAAAGTCGTTACTTTGTCTTTTCGGTTGATATCGCCGAAGGAAACGGAGGTGACTACTCAGTAATCAACATGTTCGAAATCGTACCGATGCCAAAGAAACACATGCGACTGTTACCAAACCCTGGCGCGATGTACGATTTCTTTAAGTTGGAACAGGTCGGTATTTTTAGGTCCAACGAACATGTAATCGAAGACTTTGCCAAAGTGCTTTACACATTGGCTGTTGAGATTTTCAACCCAGAAAATACCAAACTGATCATCGAATACAACACTTACGGTTCTATTCTGATCAAATACTTACAAACCCTATTCCCACAGCGAAACGACTTTGATGAAGAAATGATCGTTAGGTTCAAACACCGCCACGATGCCAGAACACTAAAACCGGGCGTTAGAGTCAAATCTGACAACAAAGCTGTCATGTGTCAGAACTTGAAAAAACTAGTCGAGTCTCACCGGATAGATTTCTCAGAGTGGGAAACTGTAGTCGAGGCTTCGATGTTTGGTACCCTACCTAATGGTTCTTACGGTGCTCAACACGGTAACGACGACGTCGTCATGACGTGTGTAACTATCGGTGAATTTCTTCAAACAGTTGACTATGCAGATTTTATTGAAGAATTACTGGATCACGTTGACGAAGAACTTCACGATCACATGGAAGAGATTCTTTACAAGGACAGCACCGGTGATGGGGATATGCAATTTGACATTTATGATCTGCTAAATTAGTAAAAGATCGAAGGTCAACCGGATATATAGATAAAGCAAAAAAATAAAGTCCAATAATTATGGCACTAAGTCCACAACTTCTACAATTCAAGAGTTCAGGTGTTTACCGTCTTGAATTTGACAAGTCGCAGACAGTTAACATCCCAGCTGAGACAATCAGATTGGTAGTTGGTCACTCTAAAAAGGGTCCATACAACACTCCAGTTCTAGTTGAATCTACAGAGCAATTCATCAATGTTTTTGGTAGCATTGATCGTGCTTTGGAAAAGAAGGGTATGTTTTTCCACAGATCTGCGCTTGCAGCCCTAACAAGAGGCCCTATCCTAGCTCTTAACACAGCTAACATCGAGTCATCAGACCTGATTTCTTATCAAGCGCCTGTTACTGACGCATCAGATGACGCTGCGGTTACTATGGCTAACACTTCCGCTTACGCGAACTTCTTCAACACTGAAAAATTCTGGACACCGTCTGACGATGCAGTCAACAACGTTGTAGGTCTTTTGACTAACAACAATGTTTTGAGATTCATCAATATCAAGCAGGATCCAATCACTGTGTTTGTAAGAAAGGCTGCTAACACAAACGGTTTCGATATCACAGCAAGAGAGTGGTACGGTGAAGGTAACGTTCCTTCATACCTAAACGATTTCGATTACATGTCAGACTTCATGGTTGACGTATTCGTATTTAAGGGTTCTTTTAATCCAGCTGTAATGGATACTGATCCAGTCTACGGCGCATACTTTAACGCCGACGGTCTAGACAAGACTAAGCTTGTTGAGTTCTCTAACCTAAGACAAGTTTCTCTAGTTGCACAGTACACTGGTTCACTTCTACCTGGTTTCGTAGACCTAGAAGGCAATCAAATGTACGTCGAGTCTATGATTAACAACGATGCTAGAAGAACAGGTTTATTCTGTGCAGTTCTAGAAGATGCTGTTACTGATGAGGCTGGTACTAAACTTGACATCGTTGGTCACATTCACGATAACTCTAAGGCTTACGATAACCTTTCTTACTCTATTTCAGCTGGCGACAGAGATGTTGCTGTAGGTGCTGAATGGGTTTACGCTGCAACAGCATCTTTTGCAACATTCACATACGATGAGGCTGACCTAATCGCTAACGGCGGTACAGATGCAGCAGTTCCTGCATTTGATCTTAAGGTTGGTCAGTACATTGATGCGGGTGCAATTAACAGACTTGCTAGAGTAACAAGAATCGTTAAGACTGTTAATACTGCGGGTCTTTTCCCAGTTCAAACTTACACAGTTTACACGCACACAACTCCAGCTGCTGCTTTCGGCGCAGCATACGCAACATTTGAAGAAGCATCTTCAGTGTATGCACCATTCGTTCTAGCGGGTGCTACGATCGCTGCTCAAAACATTCAAGATTGTTTGGACGCTATTAACGCAGGTACAAACCTAGCGAATGCACTAGTTGACAAAGATAATATTACTTTCAGATATGTCGTTGACACCTTCGGTTCTTACGAAGCTGCAAATGGCATTATGAACAAAATTCAATTGTCTTCATTGGCTAAGAACAGACAAAACGCTGCTGCTATCCTAAACGCACCAATGATCTTCGAATTTAAGGCATCTACAGATCCTTCATTCGTTGACTCTAACGGTTCGTTCAACGTAAATTACGTTGCAACTGGCGGTAACCTAGACAATAACCCAACTGCATTGTACACCCTACCAGGTATCAATGACGGTGCGAACTACGCGTTCTACTACGGTCCAGGTCTAGTTGTTAGAGAGAACAATAAGAACATCATTGTTCCACCTGCAGCTTATGTTTCAAACAACTTCATCGACAAATACACTGCGTCAGTGCCATGGGCAATTGTTGCAGGTCCAAGAAGAGGCGTTGTTTCAGGTTCAGGTGTTGTTGGTGCAGAATATGCTTTCGACAAGTCAGACAGAGACGTTCTTGAGCCATTCGGTTACAACCCAATCGTTTTCCAAAGAGGCGTTGGTTTGACAATCCTAGGCAACAAGACAGCTCAACAGTCTGTCCAGTCTGCTCTATCATCAGCTCACGTAAGAGAAGCGTTGATCTATATCCAAGACGGCATTGCAGCCATCTTGAAGAACTACGTGTTCGAGTTCAACACTGCTCAAACAAGACTTGAAATCAAAACTCTAGCTGATTCATTCATGGAATCAGTTAAAGCTGACTTTGGTATCTACGACTACAAGAACGTTATGGATACATCGAACAACACTAACGACGTGATTGACGCTAACATGGGTATCATCGATACTTACGTAGAGCCAGTTAAGGGTCTAGAGATCGTGGTTCACAGAACTACAATCCTAAACACTGGTGAAATCGCTTCAGGTAACTTCAGCTAAACGGATATATAAAAAAAGCTATAGAAGAAATGCCATTACCACATTATTCAAACGATCAAACTAGCAGAAGAGGTAGAAACTTCGAACCTGTTCAACAGAACCTATTCGAAGTAACAATCCTTCCACCGGCTGGTGTTGCGGGTGCTAACATGCTTCTTCAGCATGTTAAGTCAATTTCAGGCCTTGAAATCAACAAAGAAATCGGTACAACTGAACAGAAGTTCAAGTTCGTTACTAGATCTTTTGCTTCTCAGCCAGATTCTACTTCACTTGACGTAGCTATTTCGTTTACGTTGAACCTTAACGAAGCAAACGAAGCATACGTATACAAGACTCTAAAGCAGTGGAGAGATTTGATCTACAACCCAGCAACGGGCGCTATGGGTCTAAAGAAAGACTACGTTGGTACTATTATTGTTACACAGTTCAATAGAGCTGGTGATATTTTCAGAACCATCACACTAGAAGATGCATTCATCTCTTCAGCACTACCATTCCTAGAAGGTGGTGACTATGAATCAGCTGATCCACAGGAACTAGAAGTTACTTGGAGAGTTGACTCTTGGAAAGAAGATATCGTATAATCTTCAAAGATATGTTTATAAAGAGGAGCAAGCCTCACAGCTTGCTCCCTTTTTTAACTCAATTCAAAATGTAATATCATATCATTATAATAACAATGAACGAGTCCAAATTAACTAAAAAGCTACAGGTTCTTTTATCGGAAGAAGAGGTCGCTATTCTAAACAGAATCATTTTGAATGAGGCTATTGAGAACGGAACTAGACCAATTTCAATGAGCGCATTTATTAGAGATCTAATCAGACATGAGATCGATAATCGATCGGAGGATCAAAAATCATTCAATAAATCCAAGTTAAAGCAACTTAAAAACAAATAATTATGAGCGAAGAGCAAAACGACTATCAAAAAATGGTAGAAGGCATTGAGAAAAACTCAATTCAAGAAGAAATCAAATCCAAGGGTCTTGGTAAGGCTTCCATGGCCAGATTTACAAACGACGTCCAATCCGGTAAAGACCTTTTAGGTTGGATCGACATTGACATTGCAGAATTACCTTCGCGCGGTGCATTTTACCCGGCAGACGCCAAAATCACAATCAGATCTGCAAAAGTCGCTGAGATCAGACACTTCTCAACCCTAGACGAAGGCAACATGCTTGACATCGACGAGAAGTTAAACGCAATCGTTAAAGCCTGTTCACAAGTTTCTTCAAAGACTGGCAAGTTCACGGTTAAAGACATTCTAGAAGAAGATAGATTCTTCCTATTGTTGTCGATCAGAGACTTGACTTTCCCAGAACCTGAGAACATTCTAAGAGTTTCACACCAGACTAAAGACGGTAAGAAGCACGATATCGAAATCAAGAGAGACTACTTCCAGTATTTCGAGATTCCAGAAGAAGTTGAGCGTTACTACGACGAAGAAGCCAGAGCTTACGTGATCAAGACTAAGAGCTTCGGTACAATCGAAATGAGACCGCCTTCGATCGGTATCATGGAAGAAGTGACCAAGTACATCAGAGACAGACAACAAAGGGGTCTAATCATCGATCAGTCTCTACTACAAGTTATGCCTTACATCGTAACTGACTGGAGAAACTTTACCCAAACAAAGATGTTCGAAGTTGAAGTTGAGATGAACGGATGGGATCACAGAAAATACTCTTTGATCTACAAGTTAGCAGAGCAAATGAAAGTCGGTATTAAACCAACAATGATGGTTACCATCGGGGACGCTACGGAGGAGGTCCCTATCGGGTTTCGTGACGGCCTCAAATCTCTATTCATTATTCAAGATATCGCTACAGAACTTCTTTAAGACCAAGTTCTACATTTATCTTAAGCTGCATGTTCAGCCTTCGGAACTGGATAATATGGACTACTACGAGTACCATTATCTAGTTAAAGATCTAACGGATCACTTAAAGGCGGAGAAAGAAGCTAACGATAAACAAAACGATGCAGCTGGACAGTACTCTAAATATAAGCAACCGAGCATGCCAAAAATGTCGGTACCTAAGATGAGTACCCCAAAGATGCCTAAAATGTAATTCAAGAGCAGGGAGGAGACTCCCTGCTTTTGATATATAGATACAGCTAGATTAGCGTAATAAAACCCGCAGCTCAAAAACAGCCCACAATAGCTAAATGCCATCAGCATCAAATTCTGCCAATTCCGGTAAAATGTTCCAGGCTTCACAGCTTACGAACAGTATCCTAGACAAAGTAGCTAAAATTTCTGAATCAAACTCAGCCCAAATGGCCGAGGTTGTTTCCGGTGTTTCTATGACTGCTGCTTCTATGGGTCGTGTCGAAGAGCTTTTGAATGTTCAGAACAAGATTCTTTTAACGATTGCTGAAAACACTACCAGAAAGGATAAAGGTACTAGCCCATTTGGTTTTGCCTTTAAGGACTTGGGTGAATTTGGCAAGATTGCCGGTGTTGGCGCTGGTGTTGCTGCAACAATGATTGCTATGACAGGTGCTGTTGTGGCTTCGGCTACTCTAATCGGTATGATTAATGTTGGTAATCCAGTCGAAATGTTAGTTAAATTTGGCGTTGCATTGGCAACCACGGGCGTATTGTATTTAATGGCAACACCATTTACAGAAATTATTAAAAGCTTAGCTGGTATTTCTAAGTCTACTTCAGTTTCTGGATCGTACGCAGGCGCTGAAGGTGGTATGACTTCTAGCGGCACTGACGTTATGGGCATGATAGGTGCAGTCGGTGGCGGGGCTATTGCAATGATTGGTATGGCAGCCATTGTGATGCTATCAAGTAAGATTTTAGCCATGATTGAACCAGATCCAATGCTTTTAGTAAAGGCTGGACTCGCATTGGCAGTTTCTATTGCTATGATTCCTATGGCTTGGGCATTTACTCAAGTGCTTCAAGCTATTTCAGGTATGCAAAGTAGCATGAATGTTGGCGGATCGTATGCTGGTGTCGGCGCTGAGTACGGTCAAAGTGGAGCTGATATCAGTGGTATGTTTGGTGCCGTAGGAGCGGCCGGCATAGCAATGATCGGTATGGCAGCTATTGTAGTAGGTACTGCATACATGCTTAAGCTTATTCCAACTGATATCAGTCTTGTTCAGATTGGTATTGCAGCCCTTGTTGCTGTGGCAATGATACCGATGGCTTATTCGTTTAAGTTGATTGCCGAAGCCATTACTCCTATTGCTGGTAATCCACTAAAACTAGTTGCAGTTATGGGTGCAGTTGCTGTTGCATTCCCACTCCTATTGGGC